CATCGTGCATGTGCTCGAACGCGCCGAGTACGCCCGCGCCTGTGTCGGTTTCGCGTCGGGGGTGTCTGAGCGGCGGATCGTCCACCGCGGGCAGTCGGATCTCGACAAGTCGGTGACGGGCGGCGCCAAGCGGACCGCCGACGAGGGCCTGTGGGTGTGGGGCCGCGTCAAGTCGTCCGTCGACATCACCCTGCTTGTGGCCGCCACGGTGGCCGTCGCCGCGTCAACGCTGGCCGTCCCGTCGGCCTACGAATCGTCCCGTCTGGAGGTGGTCTGAGTGGCGCTGTCCTACGGCAAGGTGGCGATCTCCCGGCGCGTCATGGTCAACCTGACTGACGGCTCGGCGATCGAGGGCGTCCTGTGGGATGAGCGGCGGCCGCTGCTGGTGCTGAGGTCCGCGTCGCTGCACACCCATGGCCAGCACGCCCCGCTGGACGGCGAGGTCGTCATCCACGCCGACCGTGTGCTCTTCGTGCAGGTGGTGTCCTGATGGCCTACGTGGTCAGCGAGGGCTCCCTGGCGTCGCTGAGCGGCTTCGACAAGCCGCGGGCGCCCCGGATCACCCTCGGCACGGAGACGTTCGCGTACGGGGCGCTGTGGGCCGCCCAGCCGCAGATGCGGACGGTGGTCGACTTCATCGCCCGGAACGTCGCGCAGATCGGCCTCCACGTCTTCCGGCGGGTGTCTGACACCGACCGCCAGCGGGTGACTGACCACCCGCTGGCGGCGCTGCTCAAGCGTCCGAACCCGCGCACGACCCGGTACCGGATGATCGACGCGCTGGTGCACGACATCGGCATTTACGACGTGGCGTGCTTCGCGAAGGTCAGGGCGGCGGACAGCTCGATGTCGCTGCTGCGGCTGCCCCCGGCGAGGCTGGAGCCGATCGGCTCGTCGTGGCTCGACCTCGACGGCGTGAAGCTGCGCGGTAACAGGGGCTCGAAGGAGTTCGGCCTCGACGAACTGGTGCTGTTCCGCGGCTACTCCCCTGAGGGTTCGTGGGGGACGCCGCCGGCCGAGACACTGCGGCAGACCCTACTGGAGGAGTGGAACGCGGGCCAGTACCGCCGGCAGATGTGGCGCAACGGCGCCCGCTTCCCGGGCACGATCGAGCGTCCGGCCGGTCAGCAGTGGTCGCCGCGGGCTCGCGAGGACTTCCGCGCCGACTGGGCCGGGCTCTACACCGGCGACGGCCCGGGCGTCGGCGGGACGCCGATCCTTGAGGACGGCATGAAGTTCGTGCCGTCGGGGGTGACGCCGCAGCAGGCCGAGTACGTGTCTGCCCGGAAGCTGACCCGCGAGGAGGTCGCGGCGGCGTACCACGTCCCGCTGCCCATGGTCGGCATCCTCGAGCACGCGACTTTCAGCAACATCAAGGAGCAGCACCAGCAGCTCTACCAGGACTGCCTCGGGCCTTGGCTGACGATGCTCCAGGAGGAGTTGGCGCTCCAACTGATCCCCGACTTCGACACCTCGGGCGACCTGTACGTCGAGTTCAACCTCGCCGAGAAGATGCGGGGCTCGTTCGAGGAGCAGGCCTCCCAACTGCAGACGGCCGTGGGTGCCCCGTGGCTGCTCCGCAGCGAGGCTCGCGCCCGGATGAACCTGCCGCAGATCGACGGCGCCGACGAGTTGGTCGTGCCGCTGAACGTGATCACCGGAGGTCAGGCCTCCCCGACCGATTCGGCGCCCAAGTCGGGCGCTGACCTCGCCCAGATCCAGGCGGCGATCCGCGCCGCGATCGGAGGATGACGATGCAGACGAAGACCCTCCCCGCGGTCCTGATGAAGGCGGGCGCCAACGACGGGCTGGAGGCCGGCCAGTTCGAAGCGTTCGTCTCGGTGATGGGCAACAAGGACTCGTACGGCGACGTGGTGATGCCCGGCGCGTTCGATGACACCCTCGCCGAGTGGGCGGCCTCGGGCAACCCGATCCCGGTCGTCTGGTCGCACGGCTACGGCAGCGTCGACAACCACATCGGCGTCGTGCTGGAGGCCGCCCAGAAGACGGTCGGTGGCAAGACGGGCCTGTGGGTGAAGGGCCAGCTCGACACCGACCCTGAGGACCGCGTGGCGCTGAAGGTCGGCAAGCTCATGCGCGGGAAGCGGCTGACGCAGTTCAGCTTCTCCTATGACGTGACCGAGGGCGCCTATGTCAAGTCGCAGACCGAGCTCGGCGACTACTACGAGCTGCGGAAGCTCAAGCTCTACGAGGTCGGCCCGACGCTGATCGGCGCCAACTCGGAGACGGAACTGTTGGCGGCGAAGGCCCTGCGGGACATCGCGGCCGACATCAAGGCGGGCCGGACCATTTCGGCCAAGAATGAGGAATTGCTGCGCACGGCCCACGACTCGATCGGGACCGTGCTCAGCACCCTTGACAGCAACGACGGCAAGGCCATGCCGTGCGAGCCGTCCCCGACGGGGGGCCATGCGCACGGAGCCGCTGACGCGTTCGAGCTGGACCAGCTGGAGTTCGAGCTGCTGATCGAACTCGCTCACTGAATCCACCTGAACGAAAGGACTGAGCCGTGGCGCTCACCAAGTACCAGCGCATCCTTACCGAGGCGCTCGATCTGACCAAGTCCCTGCGGGCGATCGCCGAGAAGGCGGACGCCGAGGGTCGCGAACTGTCCGCCGACGAGCGGGCCGACTTCGACGCGAAGGCGAAGCTGATCGCCGAGAAGAAGTCCGCCGCGGACGTGGCGAAGGCCGACGAGGACATCCTGGCGCAGGCCAAGGCGCTCGCCGACCTGATCGGCCCCGACGCCGCCGCGGACCTGCACGAGCAGAAGTCCGCCGAGCCGCACCGCGACGCCCCGGGCCGCAAGTCCCTCGGCGAGCAGTTCGTCGGCTCGCCGCAGTTCAAGGCGATGCTGCGCGCGTTCACCTCCAGCGACGGCCAGATCAACATCAACGAGAAGATGCGGGTGCAGTCGGACCCGGTCAACTTCAAGTCGCTGATCCGCGAGAAGGCGCTGCTCATCGGCGGCTCGTCCACCTCGGTGGGCGGCTTCGTCGTGCCCGAGCGCACCGACATCGTGGAGATGCTGGGCCGTCGGCCGCTGACCATCCGCGATCTGATCTCGGTGCGGCGCACCGGGTCGGACTCCGTCGAGTACGTCAAGCAGCTCGCGCACACCAACGCCGCCGCGCCGGTCGCTGAGGCGACCTCCTCGGCGTCGCCGACCACGGGCGCGAGTGCGGGCGCCGCGCTGACCCTCGACCCCAACGGCGGTTACAAGCCCGAGGGCGCGTGGACCTTCCAGAAGGCGACCGCGACCGTCAAGACCATCGCCGAGTGGGTGCCCGCCACCAAGCGGGCGCTGGCCGACGTGGCCGCGCTGGAGGGGCTCATCAACGACGAGCTGGTGAAGGACCTCCAGGAGACCGAGGAGACGCAGGTGCTCACCGGCAACGGCTCGGGTGAGAACCTCCAGGGCATCCTCACCACGTCGGGCATCCAGACGACGGCGGCGGTCACCACGAACGACGCGACGTGGTTCGCCTCGTTCCGCACCGCGATGCGGCTGGCCCGTGTCGGTGGCCGGGTGAACCCGACCGCGGTCGTGGTCAACCCGGCGCAGGGCGAGAAGATCGACGTGGCGAAGGACGCCCAGAACCGGTTCTACGGTCCGGGTCCGTTCTTCGGCGCCGGGAACCGCCCCCTGTGGGGCATCCCGGTCGTCGAGTCGGAGGCGATCACCGCCGGCACGGCGCTGGTCGGCGACTTCTCCAAGGCGGTCCTGTGGGACCGGGAGCAGTCCAACATCAGCATCACCGACAGCCACGCGGACTTCTTCATCCGCAACCTCGTCGCGATCCTCGCCGAGGAGCGCGTGGCCTTCGCGGTCACCCGCCCCGCCGCGTTCGTGACGGTCACCGGTCTGTGATCTGACGATGGCCCGTCGGTGTCCCGTGTGCGGGGCTGCGAACTCCGCATGCGGGGCGCCGACGACCACCTCCCACCCCGACGTAATGTTCCACGCAACCCCGACACAGGGAGGCTCCACCATGAGCGAACTCAAGCCGTACGTGCTGCCGCTGAACGACGGCACCACCTCCACCGTCCTGCTGAACGACGAGGACGCGAAGCTGCGCGGGCTGGAGCCCGTGGCGCCGAAGCCGTCGAAGGTCCGCATCGCGAAGGCCAAAGACGCCGAGCCCGAGGGCACCCCGGAGTCCTGATGGAACTCAACATCCAGCAGGCCGCCGCCTACTGCGGCGTGTCCGCGGCGCAGGATGTCGGCCTGCTGGAGTCCGATCTGGCGACCGCGTGCGATTGGGTGGAGGACGTGGCCGGCCCGATCGAGGGCCGCACCGTCACCGAGCGCGCATGGTCGACCGGCTCGTACGTGCGGCTGCTGCACGGCCCGGCGGTGACGGTGGTGTCGATCGACGGCAGCACCGAGATGCCCGCCGACCTGGCACTCACCGACGGCGGGCTGGTCGGCTCGGTCCTCGCCGGTTGGCGCGTGGTGGTCTACACGGTGGGCGGCGGGGACGTGCCTTCGTGGGCCGTGTCCGCGGCGCTGGCCCGCACCAAGCACCTGTGGCAGATGCGGAAGGTGCAGGGCGGCAACTCCTCCTCCCCGGTCGACTTCGCGAGGCTGGCCGACTCGCTGGTCGCCGAGCACCGCCGGGGCTCGCGGCCGTGAGCGATCGGCAGACGGTCCTCCCGGACCTGATCGACGCGCTGGTAGCGCTCGGCATCGCCCGGTTCGCCGAGGCGACCGTCACGGACGGTCCGGTCGACATGGGCAACCTCGGCGCGTACCTGTGCATCGGCTGCGACGATCCGTTCAGCGAGTCGGCCCGCCCGGCCGCCACGTCCACGATCGAGTGGGTCACGAACAACGGCCGCGAGGAGTCCGGCTACGTCGCCTGCGCGATCTACGCGTGGGACGGCTCGGGTGTGATGAAGACCGCCCGGGACGAGTGCCTGAGCATGGCGTCCGTGATCCAGGCCGATCTGAAGGCGCGGACGGTCACCCTCGACGGCGTGCACTGGCGCGACCTGAACTTCGCCGACGCCCAGTACGGGCAGGACCGGCTCAACGGCGCCGCGCTCGCCGTCCTCTCCTTCCACATCAACTACCGCGCCCGCATCTAGAGAGGCATCCCCCGATGAAGATCCGCAACGTGTCGCCGCTGGGCGAACTGGACGTGCTGCTGCTCGGCCTCGTGGTCCCCGCCGGCGAGGTGGTCGAGGCCACCGACGAGCAGGCCGCCGAGCTGGTCGCAACCGGCAATTTCGAGCCCGCTGAGGCTCCCAAGGGCAAGGGCAAGGAGGTCTGATCATGGGCAACTTCCAGGACTGGAGCGTCGGGATCTCCGCTGCTGAGGGCTCGTTCGGCGCGACGACCACGATTGCGCGGCACCTCGAGTTCACCGAGCCGAAGCCGTTCACCGTCGACCCGGGCATCAAGCAGGGCGCGGGTATCCGTCCGGGTTCGCGGGTGGCGCGTTCGGCCCGTCGGGCGACGACCATCAAGCAGGCGTCCGGCGACATCACCGTCGAGGCGTTCAGCAAGGGGCAGGGCCTGCTCTACGCCGCGGGCATGGGCTCCGGTTCCTCGACGCTGGTGTCCGCCGGCCTCTACCAGCAGCTGCACACCTTCGCCGACTCGCTGCCGTCGCACAACATCCAGTTCGGCATCCCGAACGCCGCGGGCACGGTCAGCCCGATCACCTACCGCGGTTGCACCGTGAGCTCGTTCGAGGTGGGCGGCGCGATCGAGGACATCGCGACGCTGAAAACGTCGTGGGACGCCCGCGACTGGGACACCGCGACCGCGTACGTGACGCCGAGCTACCCGACCGGCGGGCAGCTGTTCACGGTGAAGGACATCACCATCTACGGCGGCACGCTGACCGCGCCGACGGCGACCGCGCTGGCGTCCGCGCTGACCCCGATCGCGGGCGTGAAGAGCTTCAAGGTCACGGTCAACAACCAGGTGCTCACGTCGCGCTTCTACGCGAACGCGGGCGGGCTGAAGGATCGGCAGCTTCCGGGCACCCGGCAGCCGGCGATCGAGATGGATGTCGACTACGTGACCAACGACCTCCGGGACGCGTGGCTGGGGCAGTCGGCTCTGACGCTGGTGGCGACGATGACCGCGGGCACGGACGTGCTCCAGGTGGTCGTGCCTGAGATGAAGCTGGACGGCGACCTGCCCGAGGGTGGCCCGGACGTGATCGCGTCGCAGGCGATCAAGGCGTCGGTGCTGGACAACCTGACCGCGGCTCAGCCGCTGTGGATCGTCACCCGCACCTCTGACACGGCGCTGTAGCCCGTGCCCGATTCGGTCCACGCCAACGTCGCGGAGTACCGCGAGTTCGCGGCGCGGACGGCCAAGCTGCCGTCGAAGATCCGCAGCGGCGTCC